GCGAACGGAAAATCCAACGTCCGCCATATAATGTATGCGCGCGAATGAATAATACAAGCAGTAATCAAATACAAGCTTTAAAATTACAAGCTTTTAATAATACCCCCTTACCCCCTAAACCGAGTTTGCCTGATTTTCTCGATCCTGCACTTTGGGAGCAATACCTAGCCTACAAGAAAGAGCGCAAAGAAAAGCTAAGCAAGCAAGGTATCGAGATGAAATTCAGCGAGTGGGCTAAATGGGCAAGAGAGGGTATAGACGTCAATGCTTGCATACGCGAAGCAATGCGCAACGAGTGGCAAGGGGTGTTTAAACCAAAGCCCGACAAAAACGGCGGTGGGCGAAATGTGCCAAACAATGCCGCAACAAACCCGCACGGGCTAAGTCAAGGCACGCTCAACACAATGCGAGCTTTTAAACAATTTGAAGCCCAGCTAATAGCTAGCGGTCAAGGGCATATGGTAGGAGGAAGTTATGACGACAAATGAGTTTTACGACGTGTTTATGCCGATAGTCGAATACTACAAGGCTGATCTTAGCCCAGCGGTTATCGCGCTTTATTTTGAGGACTTAGGGCATTTTGACGCGAGCGAGCTTAAGCGCGGGCTAAGAGAGCTAAGGCAAAGCCGAAAATACTCAAATATGCCGACGATCGCCGAAATTTTAGAAGCAGTAGATGGCGATTTTGAGAGCAAAGCGCAAAAAGCGTTAGACGAGTTGGTTTATGCAATAGGACGTTACGGACCTTATCGTAGCGTATGTTTTAAAGACGGCGCGATAATGTCAGTAGTACGTGCTAGGGGCGGCTGGGTAAAGGTTTGCAACCTAGAAGGACAAGACTGGGAGAATTTTAAAAAGTGGGATTTTGCCAAGCTTTATAAGATTTACGCGAAAACCCCGCAAATTTGTCCCGATTATCTAATCGGCGAGAGCGAGGCAAATAACGGCTTTAACGGCGTAGGCGGAAACGAGCCGGTATATTTTATCGGTGGAGCGAACGACGGTAAATTTATGGGTGTGGCTAAATTTAAAGCCCTAACAGAGCAAAAATCACCTATTAAGGCGATATTAACGGGCGTGACAAAAAGGATTGGCGCGTGATCAAATACATGAGCGAAAGGGAGCGTGAGATGAAAGCCGTATATATCACGATAGCAGAAGTTGGAGCTAACATAATCGCAAAGGTGGCAGACGAAAACAAAAAGATACTTGATAGCTTTGAGGTAAGTCGCAAGGATGCAAGCGGAGTGCTTGAAATAATGAGAAAGTGGAATGAGAAGCATAAGGACGAGGGAACAAGGGGGCTATTATGAAAGAGATTTTAAATTATGCGGTTTATAGAATTGAGTTTAGTGAGGGCGAATATGTGGAGGTAGGTTACTAATGATCCCCCGCTACGAAAACACATTGGCATACCAAAAGGCGACCGGCAAGATACCATACGAGGAAGCTGAGCAAATGGCGGTCGTATCTTGGCTCAAAGTCAAAAAAATACCGCATATCCATGTAGCAAACGAACGTATGGCTAGCGTGCAATACAAAAAGAAGCTCAAAGCCCTTGGCACTTATGCAGGCTTTCCTGATTTGATGGTGTTTTTGCCAAGCAGGACGCTTTTCATCGAGATGAAGCGAGCTAAAAAGTCACTCAGCAAGGTTAGCGCCGAGCAAGAGGTGTGGATAGAAACCCTCAATATGTTTGACTATGCCAAAGCTAAGGTTTGTTACGGCTCTGGCGAGGCGATAGATTTTATCAAGAGTGAGCTAGGGAGAAAATAGTGGCGAAAATAACAAACGAGATAAAAGAGAAAATTTTAGCCGATTTTCATACGGGTAAATTTAGCCAAAGAGAGTTGGCTAAAAAATATGCTGTATCAAATGGGACCGTAGCTAATTTGCTTAAAGGATTGACGCCCGAAAATGAGCGCTTAGTTGAAGCTCAAATAACGTTATTGTCGGCGCAATCTCAAAAAACGGAAGTAGAAATGAGCAGTATTTTGAGCGCGGCCAAAGATGAAGCGTATAATCGCGGGCTGATTTTTAATGCTACTCAAAAAAACCTAGCCAAAATCACGGAAATGCTAAACAAGAATACCAAATTTGAAAAGGTGGGAGTTGGCGACGGCGTGCAAAATTTTGAGCCGGTGGAACTAAACGCGAACGACTACAAAGTTCTGCAAGACGCGATTGATAAAGCAAGCATAACGCTAGGCGTAAATCAAAGAACCGCAAGCACTACGATCAACAACGCAAATGTGCAGCAAAGCGAAGAAACCAAAATCGTGATAGAAAGAAAAGGACTAGTCGATGAGTGAAGTGAATTTGCAGCTCAAATATACTGATTGGCAGCGTGAAGTCTTTTTCAAAAACAAAGCCAAATTCACTACCATAGAAAAGGGGCGCAGGAGTGGCTTCACCAAAGGTATGGCGAACGCTTGTATCGAGTGGCTCATCGAGGGCAAAAAGATACTTTGGGTCGATACGGTTACGGCGAATTTGCAGAGGTATTTTGAAAGGTATTTCGTGCCCGAGCTCAAACAGCTGCCTAGCGAAATGTGGAAATTTCACGCGCAAGACAAAAAACTGGCGGTAGGCGAGGGATACCTGGATATGCGCTCGGCTGAACGCCCCGAGAATATCGAGGGCTTTGGGTATGACATCGTAATCCTTAACGAAGCAGGGATTATCCTAAAAAATAGCTATCTGTGGGACAATGCGATCCGTCCTATGCTACTAGACTATCCGAATTCAAGGGCTTTCATCGGCGGAGTGCCAAAAGGCAAAAACCGCTTTTTCGATCTGGCAAGCCGCGGTATGAGAAACGAAAAAGACTGGGTCAATTTTCAAATTTCAAGCTTTGAAAATCCGCTGCTTCGCAAAGAGGAGATAGACGAACTCATCGCAGAGCTTGGCGGCGTGGATAGCGATGTCGTAAAACAAGAGATATACGGCGAATTCCTAGACACTACGACGAATGCGCTTTTTCCGCTCTCAATGATAGAGGCGGCTTTTGGAAAAGTCCGGGCGTATGAGCCAAATGCCGTGCAAATTTGGGGGCTGGATGTGGCAAGAGACGGCGACGATGAGAGCGTGCTTTGCGTGCGTGATGGCTATCACGTGGAAAAGCTCGAGGGCTTTCGTATCGCTAGCACCACGGAGCTTGCCCGCGAGATATACCGAAGATATGAAATGAGCGAGAAAAAACCCGAGGCAATATTCATCGATAGCGTGGGGGTGGGCGCAGGCACATTTGATAGGCTGTGCGAATTCGGGCTGGGGGCTATCTGTCGCGAGGCAAAAGCAAGCTACAAAGCTACGAACGAGGCAAAATTTGCAAACAAACGTGCGGAGATGTATTTTGCGCTCAAAGAGAAATTTCATCTACTGACGATGAACGCGCACGAAAAGCTCAAAAAGCAGCTTCAAATGATCGAATTTCAATACGACCGCAAAGAAAGATACCTGATACTGCCAAAAGACGAGCTCAAAAAAGAATACGGCACGAGCCCTGACTACGCCGACGCTTTGGCTCTGACGTTTTTTGATGACGTGATGAGCGCAAGACGCATAGAGGCGAAAAGGCAAAGATATGACGGTGATTTTTGGTAGAAAATGCAAAAAAGGGGTAGATTTTGCAGTGGCAGTTTGAGTATCTTTTGGGGAATATTGACCCGGCACTGATCCGTGACGTGGCAAAACTAGACGATGAGAGCCTGACCCTCACGATGGCGGGCGTGATATGCCAGCTAGTGGGCGGGCTCAAAAGCTTTCCGTCAAAAAAATATAGGAGCTCTCTTGCGCGCGAAATGATAGCTAGGGGGATGAGGGCAAAGAAGGTGCTAGAGCTAACTGGCGTGAGTGAAAGAACGTATTTCAATCTGAAAAAGGAGATGAAAAATGGCAAAGAAAAATAATCAAGAGGCAAAAGACATTGCAATAGACAGCGCAAACGAAGTGCCAAAGAGCAAGGAGCAAAACCAGCAACGCGGCGGCGAAGCTAAGACAACCGGTCAAGACGCCACAGCTAGCGAGCCAACTACCACAAAGCAGCCAAAAACTGAAATTTGGGTATTTATCCGTGGCGACGAGCTGGGGCAAAAGGGCGAAATTTTGTATGAATTTGCCTTGAAATTTGGCTTTCGTGAGGCTATCAAGACAGCTCAAGAGATAGCAGGAGTAGAACAAAACGGCGTGATGAGTGCAGAAGCACTGGCGGCTATCAACGCAGTAGATGATACGGAATTCAAAGAAAGCTTTGAATTTCTAGCCGGTATCAGAGGATAGGATATGGATATAGACAGAACAGCCTTTTTGAGCGATCTGATACAAAAGGCCAAAAGCGGCTTCGAACACTACAAAGGCGACTTTGACAAGCTCAACGCCGCGTATTTGCTGGCACTTGACGAGGATAGGGCGCAAAGTCTCAAAGAGCGCGGCAAGGCGAACCTTTTCATACCAAAGATCAACGCGAAGGCAAAACGTATCACAGACGCTTTGAGCGAGACATATTTCAACAGTGACGAATTCGCGAAGCTTGAAACATACATCAATAGCTCGGCTGATGTGATAGAGAAGTGGCAAGAGGCGCTCAATCACTATACGACGATCGTGCGGCTTTATAAGGTCATGATGCCGATGTTTCAAAAAATCCCATTTCTTGGCACGAGCGTGGCAAAGGTATTTTGGCGAAAAGGCCTGCCCGTGATCGAGGAAGTCGAGCTTGACGATATATTTTTCGACCCCGAAGCAAAAGACCACGACGACATACGCTACTACGTCAATCGTATCAGCCTTAGCTACGAGGATCTGCGAAATTTAGCCAAGCAAAAAATATACGACAAAGAGGCGACAAGCGAGCTGATCAGCAGTGACGAGGCGAAAGAGCGCAGATATGATAGACTCGAAATTTACGATGTCTATGAGTGCGAGAATGACAAATGGTACCTAAGCACAATCACAGACAATGCACTCCTGCGCGACAAGGTGGAGCTAAAAGACGGTTGCCCTTTCATTTTGGGCTATATGGTGCCCCAAGTCAGGGATTTTAGTGAGCAAAATTTCGTCTGCGCTTATGGCGAACCGCCGCTTGCTAGTATATTGCCGCTGCAAGAGGAGATGAATTTTGCTAGGAATTCACTCATAGATGCAATGAACGCACACCTGAAGCCAAAAGCTATCGTGCCTCTATCCGCAAACATATCAAGGACTGATCTTGAAACGATAGGCAAGCCCGTCTTTACGCAAAACCCGACGCAGATAACTTTCGTGCCGCCGCCAAACATCGGTAGCGCACAGATCAATATTTCCCTCATAGACAACGAGATGAGTGAGGCGAGCGGAGTGAGCCCTCAACAAAACGGAGCGACCACACCAAGAAAAGAGACGGCGACGATGGCCTCGATCATGGCAAACGAGGGTAGTGTCAGAGTTCAAGGCTATGTGCGTGCATACAACGAGACCTTTATCGAGCCGCTTTTCGAGCGCCTTGCGATGCTCGTATGGAAATACGGCGCGAGCGAGCTTTTTGCGGGGTATTCGCGTGATGAAGTGCCAAGCTTCAAGGTAGCACTCAATACCGGCATAGGTGCGCTAAACAAAGAGGTGCAAAAAGACGGGCTGATGCAAGCAAGTGCAGCCCTAAACGCGCAATTTGGGCTATGTATGCAGATACAAGACATCCAAGGCGCGGCAAGGATAGTGCAGGCAAACGAAAAGATCATACGCCAAATTTTGCCGCTTTACGGCATCAAAAACGTAGATGAATTTTTAGGAGACGAAGGAGAGAAAGAGCTAAATGCTATCATCGATAATAACACAACAATCGGCGCAGGCTTTGGTGCAGGCGCTATCAAGCAACAAGGAGCTATCCCCGCTAATGGGGCAGCAAGCGTTTATGGGGCTGATGAAGCACCTATTGATACTCTCGGCGGAGAATTCGGCGGTGGCGTTTGACAAATCACAAAGCGACGAGCAAAGGCTTCGCGCTATTGATAGAGTGCAAATGCTTGATGAAATTTTGGAATTCATAAAAAACTATAAGGAGACAGACGATGACAGAAAATGAGGCGATAGAGTCGCTAGTGGGCGAATTAGCGGGAGAGCAGGCGAACGAGGCGCAGGACAATCAAGAGGCAAATGCTACGCAAGGTGCAGGAGAGCAAGCCGCGCAAACAGACACGAAAGAGGGGGCAGGGGCAAAAGCAAACGAGGGCGCGAATTTCAGTCCTGACGCTATGGCAAAAGCAATGGTGGAAGCGATGAAAGCTGCAGAGGCAGCCAAGGGGGTGCCAAACGATGCAAATCAAGGCGGACAACCTGTAATGCCTGCAAACGTTTCACCCGAGCAACAACAAATGCTGGAGCAACTGGGGCTCTCGCAAATGCAAGCGCAGATCAATGAAATCGCAGCCAAACAGGCCGAAGCACAAGAACAGGCGAGGAGACAAGCGGTTTTCAATCAAAACATCGCTCAATTTGAAAAGGAATTCCCCACCATAAAACCCGAGGAGCTTGGAAAATTTGCCGAAGCAAACGGAGCGCTGGATTTTCTAGGCGAAAACTACAACGGCTGGAAACTCGTAGCGATGGCGATGATAAACAAAGCTACGCCGCAAAGTGAGCCTGATGCAATAGTAGGCAATGGCGGTGGCAAAAATGAAGTGAGCGCCTTTGATAGACTCAAAAAAGGTGAAAGCGTTAGCGACCTTGAAATAGGTGCGGAACTTTTGAAAGGATTATGAGATGTTAGATTATTTTGACGGGCTTAAAGAGTGGCTAGGTAAAACTACGGCAAGCACCGAGACGCCAAACTGGCTTATGGCACTTGGTATAGGCGGCAATCTTTATAGCGGCTATCAACAGCAAAAGGCGGCGAATAAGTCTCTTGATCTGCAAAAGCAGGCGTTTGACTTTAATAAGATGCTCTCTCAGCGTGAGATAGACAGACAAAATAGAGCCGAGCAAAATTTGGCTAATGCTTGGACCAATAGTTCTTTCTATAAAAGAAAAGACGATGAGGACGGTTACTAATGGAAAATATCACATACGCTAGAGGCAGGGTCGTAGAGCTTGGGGAGGTCGTAAAGGAGTGCAATACGATGCTTTACGCCATAAAAAGAGACATAACAAGAGAGTTAAACACGGAGTTTGATACCGATAAGATCAGGGTCTTGCTGAATAAAGCCGACTTATATGAAGAGGAGCTCAAAAAAGCAAATTTAGACCTAAGCGTCATAAAAAAGCAATGGGGCTTAAAGTAAGGAAAATCAATGGCATATTACAATCCAAACAGGGTGGAATTTAACCCTAACACGATGACTATACAGGCGGTGGGGAGCGTTGGTCGCTCCCTTTGGGACATATATAAACATAATGTAGAAAAAAATCAAACACAGGCGAAGCTTGATGAGACGAATAGGTCAAATTTGGCTAGTGAGGCGCAAGCTGCAGCAAATTTGGCCGAAACCGCAAGAAGCCATTACGCAAGCGAAAAACAAAGGGCAGACGAATTAGACCAAAAGAAAATTTTCAACAATGCACAAATAAATCACTGGGGAAATCAAGACAAGATTTCGGGCTTTAACGCTGACACAAGCAGGATGAACGCAAATACAGCAGTAGCAAATTTGGGTCTTAACCAAAATAAATTTGCGTATC